AATATAGCCGTTTTTGTTGGTATAGATAATCCGCTAGAATTAAACTCGCCAATCTTAACTCCATTTACCGTAATTCCTATAGTATTTGCATCTATAAAATAAAATCCAGTATTACTACTTGCGGTTCCAAATATAGATGGCGATGATACTGAACCTGGGGATAGTGACAACTGATCCGATGTAATTTTACTCATTTATATTGCCCACTCTTCCATTTTCATTAATAGCTCTTTTATTTCTTTATTTTTTGCAATAGTTACTTGTCTTGCTTTACTTATATTTCTTTTATGTTCTTCAGAATGCCTCTTTCCTTTATGACCTTCACTCACTCTTCTTTTTGTTTCTTCAGAAAGTGGTTTTCCTTTTTTTAATTCACTTAGTTTTTTTCTAGTTTCTTCTGAAGGTATTCTTCCTTTATTTATTTCTCTTAATTTTGTTTTTTGCTCTTCAGACCTAATTTTTAGTTTATTAGCTTGACCAATTTTTTTTCTAGTTTCTTCCGAAAAAGTTCTTCCTTTTGCTTTTTCACTCATTTTTCTTTTTGTTTCTTCTGAAACAATTCTTCCTGTATGTGCTTTAATAATTTTCATTTTTGTTTCTTCAGTATGCTTCACTCCAAGCATACTCCAACCTCTTCCACCTATAGTAGAATTATAATTGTCTTTTTTATTTACAAACTCTATATTTACTATTTCTTTTTCTTTTTGAAACATCTCCTCTTGATATTCACAAAAAAATAATATTTCTCTATTGAAATTTTCTTTACCAAATTCTTTTACCGCTTTTCTAATTTGAGTTCCGCTTCCTAAATAACCATCGTTAAGGTTGTTGGTTGCATGAACCCCAATATAAATCATACCATTTATTAGATTAATAATTTTATATAATATATAATAGTTCATAGTGTTACCTCTTCTTCGGGAAGTATTAAAGGTTCCGCTTCCATTTCTTCTACTATTTCTGGTTCCACTACTAAAACAGGTTTAGGGTACTTATCTTTTACATTTTTTATCATAGCTTTCCATCCATCAAAGTTATGGTAAATCATATCTAATTGATCTTCCCAAGAAGGGTATTCTGATCTGCGAAGTTCTTTATATTCTATAGATTGTTTTTCTATTAAATATTCATTCCACTTAGATTCTAATTCTTCTAAAGTTGGTTTAGGAGTTTCTGATGTCCATATTAGATCATTATAATCATAACCTGGTAAAGACCAACCTTGACCTGAATAATATTTTGAGAGTATAAATAATAAGTTCATTATTGAGCAATCTCCATTACTGTAATAGAAGATATATATCTTCCTGTAGTATTTGCATCTGAATCATTAACAGATTGATTTACAAAATAAGTTGACCCGTTCCCATTTACTTGAACTTGGTAAGTTAAAGCACTAGTTGAAGATGGTGAATCTGAAAATTCTATTACACAACTTTTTGTAGAGTTAGTATCTCCATTATTATAAACACTGCTTCCTGCACCTGCGATTCTACTACTTAAAGTTCCTGTAGCTACTCCAACTGGTGTGCTATTTCTTGTTACTCTTGCATGAGCATTGCTATTACAACAACCTGATATATTAACGGAAACATATATTTTACTAGTCGTAAATTTTGGTGTTATACTTACACTTAAACCTGTAACACTTGCGAAAGTACCTGCTGAAGGAGAAGTTGAAAAAACAGTTGTTAAAGTTGTACTTTGGACTTGTATAATACTTCCAGGAGAATATATACTAGCATTATCCGTTCCTTTTAAAATATATCCTGTAGGAATAAATATTGTATTGCCAGAAGAAGCTTTAATTTTATCACCATCGATAATCATTATTGTTTGATCTCCTGAATAGTAATTGAAGAATATTGAGAACCACCAAGAAATCTTAATCCTTGCCCACCGTTCCATCTAAAAGGTTCTGTTGATCCAGCCCCACCCAATCCTGCTCGCATTGAAAAAGTCAAAGTAGATGTAGTAGACGCATCAATTTGTCGCAACAAAGTGAATGTTCCGCCTTCTATGTTTGTGGTTCCTATAATATTCCCAATTAAATTTTGTTGTGCCTCTGCAACAATCGCATTTGTTTGATCATTTCGGAATAAAGCACAAATGATTAGAGAAGTAGAAACTGTTGAATTCTCAACTCCGTTAAGTCTTCCTATCACAAGCAATTTAGAATTTGAAAATCTTGGAGTAATACTACACGATAAAATAAGATTGCCTTCTGTTATTTGAGGAATGGTGTCATCTGCTGGTATAACTGTAGTTCCTGTACTAGAAGTATTTGATTCTGCATAAGCTGTTTGTATAACTGTCCCTGCTGGAAAATCAGCATAGTTTAATTTATTTGGGAAAGACGGACTTCCGGTACCAGATTTGTCTGTAATTGTATTTACTTTTAATGTTGAAGCCATTTAATTTAATCCTACGTTATTATCTAATATAATTAGTTCTGAGTTATCATTTAAAGTTACGTCTCTACTTAATAGAGTATCGCCTATGATTACATAAAGTTCTTCCCCACTTGCAGTTAAATCTCCTAAGATAAAAGGGTCACTCTCTTCAAAAGTAACTACTGAAGTTCCGAAGTCTACGTCATTACCTATTTGTACATTACCTTTATATTTTAATACCGAACCAGTCGTTGATATGTTTTGTAAAACAAGATCTACTCTCTTTTTTGTATGTATAATTGGGTAAGAAGTTTTTGAATAGATCATATACAAAGAACCTCACCATAAACTATTATATCAGACTCTATTACAGTATCTCCAATTAGTATCATTCTATCTGCTTCGTTTACAATTATATCTTTATATATTGTAGAGCTTTCTGGGTTAGTTGGAAAATATAAAAGTTTCTTTGTTAAAGATTTGGTTATCATATGTTATTGATACTTTATAAAATATTTCATACCAAGAGATTTTACTCTAGTTTCATTAGTTGTTCTAGGAGTCCCGTTAGTTCCATCAGTGGTCGGATTACCAGTAGTGGCATCTAATGAATCAATATTGTAATACCCACCGCCACCGCCAACGGGAGCACCACCTTGAGCATTCGCAAACCTACCTGCAGCACCGCCCGACAGTGGACTCATTCTATGTCCCTGGAAAGCGTCGTCTGTCTTTTCACCAAGTCCTACCGTAGCAGATTGGATATATCCATTCGTTGTACCAACGCCTCTTGGAACTACTCCTCGGAAGTCTGGTAAACCGAAATGTGTAATTACATCCGTAGTTCCATTGCCATACGCGTAGCTGGTTCCCGTATGTGTTGCTACGTTTGTTCCAGTAAAATCTATTCTACCAACCGTTGATGTTAAGTTCATTGCTTGTGCAAGATTTCCATAAAGATGGAATGTATTTGCATCTATGACTCTAACAAAATAAATTCTATTAGGAGTATTTATTCCGGTTGGTAAAGTTCCGGTCGTAGTAAATTGGATTTCTCTTCCAGTTGTGAGTCCATGTGCAGTCCAAGTAGCAATACCTGGGGAGGCTATTGGTGTCGAAACTGTTCCGCTAGATACCGGCATAACAGAAAATAAATCGGCATATAGCGTTCTACTTAATGCCGAACCGTCACAATCTAAATAATTAGTAGGAGGAGTTGCACGAACGGATTCTATTATTGTTCCTACCGGAATAATAGTTTCTGTTGCTATTACTTGTGGATCTATTTTATTGAATGACATATATCTTACGGTTTATGTTAAACTTCGAACTTCTGTTCTCCATTGGTTTCTTAAATCAATCCAATGAGTTTGTTGTTCGGGTGTCATAGTATTAAATTTATCTGGCAGCATTCTAAAATCAGAAGAAGCTAATAAATATTTTAATTCGTTTATTCTATCCTCTGTTTGTTTCTTTTGTTTTGCTTCCGTGTCTACAATCCATTTACCATTAGAAAATATTTGAAACCATTCCTCGGCTATCGGTTCAGCATCTGTATACTCATCATCTATTGCTTCTCCAAGATCAAAATATTTTATACTTCTATCTTGCTTGCTGTAATAGGTTTTTCCAACTGGACTAGTTTCAATTTTCCATTCACCATTTTCCCATTTTGCAACACTACCTTCTGGTACAATAGGAGGGATAGCTTGCACACATCCGCCAGGGACAAGGAACTTTCCTGGTTCTAAAGGAGATGGTTGGCAATCTACTTCTGCCACTAAAAATCCGTTTTTATCTGTTTGATACGCTTTCATAATTTTAATACCTTATAAAATAATTTAATATAATTGAATTAGGACGAGTTTCACTTCCTATACGCGGAGTACCATATCCACTTGAAAACATACCATAAGCAGCGGTTGAAGATTGATAGTTAAAGCCATAACCATTTCCAGCACCTACGTGGCCATAATTATCAGCGCCTCCATAGTGAACCGCACCATCAACTGTATGATAGTGTCCTTGCGTATTATCACTTAATTGTTCTCCCATTACGCTTGTTCTATTTTGACTAAATAAAGAACTTACTCCTCTTCCTCTAGGATAAGCCCCTCTTCGATCTGGAATATTAAAAGTTGACGATCCATCTCCTACACCATAAGTAGTTCCTATAGCTGTAAAAAGTTTTACATAAGTAGTACGACTTAAAGCTGAACCATCTTCTTCTAAATAATTTGTTGGTGCTGAAGAACATGCAGATTCTATAGAAGTTCCAATAGGAACAATACTATCTGCTAATATGAAGTCGCCATTTATTTCATTGAAAGCCATATATTATACCTTCTTTATGTTTTAATAAAGAAATTTACTCCTATTGATTTTACTCTAGTTTCGTTTGCAGTTCGTGGTGTGCCGTTTGTTCCGTCGGAAACTGCCGAGCTGGCTGTTGCTGATAGTCCTGCCGATCCTACGCTTCCTCCACCTGGTAAAGATCCTCCTGAACCTGTTGTGAAAAATGTTTGTCCTGAACCGATATTATGAACGTGTCCTTGAATTGCATCATCTGTTCTCTGACCTAATCTTACTGTCGCTGATTGTGTATAATAACTTGTTGGAGTTGTGCCAGCACCTCTTGGAACTAATCCGCTAAAGTTTGGAACATTAAAAGTTGATGATCCATTTCCATTTCCAAATAGATAAGAAATAATTGTATGAGTACCACTACCAGCACTCAATGAAATAGCGGAAGTATTAGCAAAAGCATTTGCTAGAGAAGAGTGTATCTGAAAAGTATTGCTTGTTAAATATCTTACATAATAAACTGTATTTAAAACTACTCCTGTTGGAAGAGTTACGGAAGAAGTAAATTGACATGTATCTCCTGTAAGTAATGGATGTGAATTCCAAGTAAGAGTCGTTGTTGAAAAAGTATATGTAGAAGTATTTACTGGCATCATTGCAAATAAAGAAGCTTGTCCAGTTCTACTTGCTTCTTGACCATCACAAAGTAACCAACCGCTAAAAGGTGCAGAGGCTATATGTTGTATGATAGTGCCTGGAGGCATTACATTATTTGAAACATTATAATCTTGTATTGTAGTAAGAGGCATGATTAAGTTTCCTTATATATTCTTAGTTGTGCAGTTCGACCAAGTTTATTTTCTATCTGTAATACATTACTTGAGATATAAAAGTTTAATGAAGAAGCTGTAGAAGCTGTTGTTGAAATACTAACACTATCTGTAGATACAGAAACATCAGGGTCTATTCCCGATCCATTATGAAGTAAACCTATAATTGCATTTATTCTTGGATCAGATAAATCAAAGACTCTATACAAGGCAGAAGTTTGACTTCCAAATATTGTATCAATACTTACTATAGCATTATCAGCAAGAGACCAAGTTTCTCTTGTAACATACGCATCTATCGAATTTGTAACTCCTGTAGAATTTAAAACGTAAGCAATTACTTGAACACCAACCGCTACAGAAGTTAATGTTGTTAATACGTTTCCGCTTAAAGTATATTGTGAATAATCTTGAATTGATCCACCTACAAAAAGTATAACAGAGTTTACACCTGCTGGAGTAGTTGCTAAATTGAAAGTATTTTTAGGAGAGCCTGATACTGTTTCAACAAATTGAACCATTTTGTTTACTGAATTTACATCAGCAAGCATCATGCTTTTTGCATATTGTATTGTTATCTTAGCTGTATTAGCTGGTGCTGAAGAGAAAATAATATCTGCACCTGAAAGAGTCCAAGAGTCTTGAGGTATTTGATAAACTCCACCTATGTAAACCCAAGTATAAGCATAACCTGATGGAGAATTACTTAAAGTGAATGTAGTTTCTACTCCATCACCTGTAAATGATTCTTGTAAGAGAGTATCACCTGTCCCACTCTCAAAAGATTGAACACCAAATTTAATTTCAGCAGTAGAGCTTCCACCTGAGTTTATTAATCCTCTTAACACTGGCACAGATAAAGGGGGACTAACTCTAGTTAATTGTCCTGCTACAGAGTCAGAACAATAATATAAATTGTTCCCAGAAGTAACAGTTAATCCACCCGTTTCTCCAGTGATAGCATCCCATTGTGCATTTGTTAAAGTGATAATTCCACCAAACTGGACAGTATAATCACCTCCATTTAAAATCGAAGCTAAGGCAGTGGGAATAGTAGAAATATTATTAGCTCTTGCTTTTGCATACTTAGTACCATCCCAATATACTGGACAGCCGATAGTTAAAGATACTGGTGCAGTATTAATATTTTGAGTTAGTCCTGCGGAAGCACTTCCACCACCCCCTGATCCACCTAATATTTTCCAACGAGAACTTGCTGTACTATAATATAATAAAATAGAAGCATTAGTTTTTAAAGATATACTATCTTCAGTTCCAGTAAGAATTCTATTTGCTGCTGAAGAATCAAGAGATTCGTTATTAATTACTAAATCCGCGGCATTAATATTTTCTATTAATAAAGTATTTTTAATTCCAGATGGAGGTAAAATTCCGGTTATAATAGTTGCATCGGAAAAAATTATTCTAGCATAAGTAGAAGAATCAAAATCATCTAATTGTCCTACAGTAGCATTTGCATTAACTGTTAAAGTTAAGCTTGGCTGTTTTGCTGCTAAATCTGTTGTTAAATTTGTAACTTGGGATTGTGCTATACCAGTAAGATTTGATACTACTACATCTAACGATATATCATCAGTACCATTGGTTACAGTTAGTTTACTAGACCCCGCTAAGATTTTTTTAAATACTAGATCGAATAAAGTTTTTCCTTTAAATATTAATCCAGCTCCCGTACCAGAAGAAGAGTTACTAGCAGTAAGTTCTGTAACTATATTTATTAATCTCCATCTAGTTGCAACATAATCGTATATAACTAATACGGATGCTTCTGGTAGAAGATTAAAATCTAATCCAGTTCCAGTAAGAATTCTATTTGTAGCAGTACCTTCAGTTCCGGATTCATTTTTTATTACAAGGTTTACACTATTTGTATTTGTTATAATAACTATTTTATTTAAGTCTGTAACAGACATCCCTAACATACTATTTAAAATAGTAGCAGCGCTAAATCTTATAAAAGATTTATTTCCAGTATTATAGGTAGTAATCTCGCCTGCGGTTGCTACTGTAGTAGAAGTTCTTAGATAAAATTCTTGTACGGAATTAGTTTCAAAATATGCACTTCCGGTCCAACGATATGAGCTTGCAGTATCTAATGCGTAATAAATTTTAGAAGTTTCACCAGTTACTGGAAAAGAAGCAACGTCTCCGTATTCTTCTACATCATCTACATAACTAGGCAATTGGTTTGCTGGAACTAATCCACCTACTAAATCAGCTTTTAAAGATAAAGTATTAACTAAACTTTTTTGAGTTCCATCGGTATACCAAAGATCTACTACTTCCATTTCTGCTAAAGTTTGGGATACGTCGGTACTATCGGCAGTAACTGTTGCAAGTCTTGTAGATGACTTACCATATAGCTTGGCCATCTGTTGACCAAACTGAGTTAATCTATGTAATCCTTTTACTAACCAATTATTATATTTCATTTATTTATTATAAAACCTTAGAGGCGTATTTATTAAAAACACCTTCTAATTTTGTATAATCTCCTGTACTTTTTAAACCATCGTTATTGATTTTATCGTATATTATCCATCTAGTTGATGCTTCTGATTTATATAATATATATTTATTATACATATAAAATACTATTTTATCTTTTAATTGATTAGCCATAGTTTCAAAATGAGCTTCTCTATTTTTTCTTGTATTCATATGTTCTAATTTTTCAATAGAATTTATAACTCTTATTATAAAATATTTTTTAGAAAAATTGTTTTTTAATATTTCTTTAAAAGAAGGTGATAGAAATATACCGTCTTGTGTAACTATATTTAATCTATTATTTTTATCATGTTGTAATAATTTATTTTTAAAACTATCATTAGTATTAAAATAATTTACTGGATCTGGAGGATACTCTGGAGGAGAATAGTCTGTCAAATATATAGGGAATCGATGTTCAGAAAATAAAGATCTTTTTAATAAATCTATTATAGTTTCTGCCGGCTCATCTTGATCTTTTTTATTAGGTTCTGGACCTAATCCAGATCCAATATCTATATATACTAAATCATCTATATCTACTTTTTTATTTCTAATTAATTTATCTAAATAAATATCATGATGTACTCCTCTTTCATGTGCAGATCTTTGTATAATAGCTGGATTATTTTCCCAGGAAGGTTTTAATCTTTTAGTTACTTCATCTGTTTTTGGTCTTGGCCAAAAACTTTCTTTAATAAAAGATTCCCACACCTTAACGTCATAATTATCTATAGAAGCTATAGTTTGCGAATTAATTGAAACTGGGTTTAATAATTCTTCTTTTGGAATAACAACTGGAGAAATTTCAAAAGAAATATTGTCAGAATTAGGTATATTATCTTTTGTTTCTGTTAATGTTGTTATTGGTTCGACCGGCAGTATAGTTTCTTCTTCTTCAATGTTATTTGAAAAATAACTACCAATATATTTACTATTTTCTTGTTTTTGATAAAAAGGTATTAAACCAAAATGAATAGGAATTTTTGTATTTTCTAAAGTTCTTTTAAAACTTTTGACATTAATAATTATAGAGTTATTTAAATTTTTTATAACTTCGTCATTTTCTTCTACAGATAAATCATCTATATTACTATTTAATTGTTTATTAAGGAAAATAAAATCTTGTTTTGCAAACTCTTTTATTTTATTATATGTAAAATTTATAATAGATGGTATTAATTTTTTGTTGTTTTTATTAACTATATTAAATGATTCGTTTAATACTCCGTCTTTATTTTCATTTTCTTTTAAATTATTAATAAAAATAGGTATGCTATCTTTTAAATCTAGTAAAGACTCTGTTAAAGTACTTTTTATTTTATAATAAAATAAAGAAGCTCCACTTTGTTTCCCTAATATAGGTATTACAATATTTCTAAAAAATGATATAGTATTATCTTTTTCAAAAAAGTTATCTACTAAAGAATTATTTAAATTATTTAAACTTATGTCTTTTTCTAATATAGGTTTAACTTTTAAATTTTTAAAAATTTCAATTTCGGTAGGTTCTGAAGAAGTATTAATAACATCATGTACTCCTATGTCGGCCCATTTATTAATAAAGCTAACATATAGTTTTCTAAAATTATGATAATTATATGTTAATGAATACCTTGATTGTATTTGATAATAACCAAATACTAAATGACGTATTATATTTTGTTCAATCGATTTTATTTTTTCTCGTTTGTTATCAAAAATATTTTTTAATTGTTCAATTGTTATTTCTTTTAAATCTATATTTAAATTATTTATAAGTATATTGTTAAAATCTACATCATAATCTATAGATAAGTAGGAATCATTATTTTCTAAATTTAAATTTTGAAATATTAATTCGTCATCCTCCCAGATTATTTTATCACCATCTTTAGAAAAATATTTATAAGGTTTATTAATAAATCTTTGTATATTCTTAGTTATGGGTTCATTTTTTTTACTAATACTGCTAGATTCTTTAAATGGCGTTTGTAACCAATCTTGAGTAGTTACATAACTAAAATCTTGTGTATGTAATAAGTGACTATCGGATATTTCTTCTGAAATTATGTTATTATTTTCTGTTGTTATATCTTCAAAATATGAATTTTTTTCTTCTAAGTTTGATAAAATTTTTGTTAATTCTTTTTTACAAATAAATAAACTATATTTATCGTCATCGGTTTCTATAAAAAATACAGAATTGCTTTTTTTATTATTCAGTATATCTCTAAATTTTTCTTTAGTTATTAGATCTTCTTTTTTTATATAAATAGCTTCTGTAATTTCTGGATCTTCAAATAAGATTTTTGTATTAGTATTATAATTATTAAAAAATGTTACAGTTTTTTCATTATAAGTATTTATATTTTTTTTGTAATTATCATATATACTTAATGTAGTTGTTATAAATGCAGGACTTGAAGATATTATATTTTGAAGTTCATTTACAGTAGTTTTTAATTTTGTAAATATATCTATATTTTTTTGTCGATTAGATTCATTATATTCTTTTGGTAAAATAAGTTTTAGTTGTAGACTATCATTATTTTTAGGATAAATATTAGAATATATATTGTTTAGTTCTTTTATATTTTTTATACTAATTAAATATAAAATACATACAAAAGAATTATTTGTTAAAAAATTTAATTTTGCGAATTCTTTTTTTTGTAGTTCATTTATTAACTCTAAATTTTTATAGATATCTTCAATTTTAATATTAATTTGCTCTAACGACGTGGATAGTTCTTCTGATATATTTTTAACTATATTATATGTTTCTGAAGATCTTACGTTATCTGATAGTCTATCTAGAATTTCATTTATTTTTGAGTTAATTTGTAAATAATCTATAGATATGTTCTCTGTAAGAGATTTTAAATATAAAAAATATAAATCATAATCTCCATATACGTTTTCATAAGAAAGATTCAAATTTAATTTTTTATATAGATCTCGAAATGTTTTATCATATCCTTTGGTTATTTTTTCTCTAAACCCATAATCATTTTTTGGATTTAAATCTATAGAAAATAAATACTCTAAATCTTTTGTAAATTCATCTAAAATACTTATATGTTTTAAAGAATGTGAGTTTGTATATTTTTGTAAATAAGTTTTATAATCTATTAAATTTTCTTCAAAATAATTTGTATTTCTTTTATTTTTAAATAAATCAATATAATTATTAATAATAGATTTTTGTGAATTGATAGGAAATTGAGTTATTATAATAGTAGATTCTTCACCTACTAGTTTATTTTTTCCTTCTAATTTAATAGAAGAAAATATTTTATCAGTAATTTCTTTATTTATTAAAAAATTTTTATTTTTATTTTCTACAGCAATAAAACCATATTTGTCACTTTTTCTATCTACATTTTCGTTAAAACTTGTAGACATATTTTTAATAAATGTTTTACCATTACTATTCCATTGGTATGTTGACAATAATTCTTTTATATTGTTACTGTTATTTTCTAAACCAGGAACAAATTGTATAATATTATCTTTAGTAAATAAATTATTATTTAAAAAACTTTGGACTATTTGATTTATTTTTTCAATATTTGATATATTTTTATTTAGTAATATATTATTTATTACATCATTATTATTTATATCTTTTATTTTAAACAATTCTGGTAATAAATTTTCGCTATTATTTATAATATCTTTATTTGTTTCATCGAAATTATTTTGTAAGCTTATTATATATATTAATAATAAAGAAATACTTAAAATATCATTATTATTTGATGGATTAATATAGTTATCATTTTTTAGTCTGTTATATTTAAAATAGCTTATTATTTCTTCTTTAGTTTTTTCTGTATAAACGTTACTGCTTATTATTTGGTCTAATATATATATTTCTTCTTTTTCATAATTTTCTGTTAAAAGTAAATTATTAATATTTTTATAGTTACTATTATTTATTTGTTTTGTAGTTGTAAATAAATTTTCCAACAATGTATAGATTTTTTTATTTCTTTGTAGAAAGTTTAAATAAAAATTTATTTTACTATCTTCGCTTTTAAATATATTAAAAATATTATTTATGTTATTAAATAGTTTTTTAGATCTTATAACTTGTATATTTTCTACTAAACCAGTTTGAGAAGAATTTGATATAACTAAACTATTAAATATGTTAATTTTTTTATTTAAAATAAATTGTGGCGTGTTTAGTGTTTTTTCATCTACTAAATCTATTTCTAACAAAAAATTGTCTGTTGATATATTACTAGTAAATTCTGTTAAATTATCTATTGTATCTATTTTTTTTAATTTATTAAAAGTTTTTTCTAATAAAAAATTAGATAATATAGGTATATAGATATAAAGTTTTTTACCTATCTTTTTATCTTTTTTATTAAAAATTTGTGTAAGAGAGTTTATATCATTTTTAGGAGTATTAGGGAATATAGCCATTAAAAATATCTCCTATTTAACAACATAACTAAATGGATAACATAATGATTTTACTTCGTTATAAATACTAAAATCAAACAAATCGTTATTTAGACTTTTATCTTTTTCTTTTAAAAGATTAAATTTATCTTCAATGTCTTGATATGTAAGATTATTCCATAAAGATTCTAAAAATTTTATAATTCTATTACCAGGATCAAATTCATCTAATGCTTCGGAAAGTTGTGTATATCCTAATTCTTGCAAAAGTTTTATTCTTAATCTTAACTCTCCGATTGAAATAAAATTAGTTAAATTCTCTAGATGTATATTAGTATAATTATCTAAATATTTTAAATATGTTTCTATGTCTTCAAAATCTATCCAACTGGTTGTAGTTGTTGAAAATATAATTTTTGCAGTATTTGAATAATTTAAAATTTCGTTACTAAAACTTTTACTATTACTTCCTAAAATTAATATACTATCTTCTTTTAATATAGTTCCAATATCTAATGGACTTATAGTTATAGTATTTCCTAATTCTATTAGATTATTTCTAATTTGACCTACAATAATTATCATATCTGATTCTTTGCAGGTATTCAAAAAAAATGTTTTAAAATTTTGTTCTTCATATATATCTATTTCATTTAGTTTTAAATTAAAAACATTTAATTTATAAAAGTTATTTATATTATTAAATATTTTTCCGTAACCTTCTAAATCATCGTTTGTAATTTTTTCTAGTTTACTTTTAATATATTCATATATAATATTAGAATTATTTTTATACAAATTATATACTGTAGGTAAATCTTTATTAAATATAATATTTTCTTTATATTTTAGATCCGTATCAAATATAATATTTTCATCTAATTCTATTAGATTAATTTTTTCTTTTGGTATATTAATATTTAAATATGTTACAGTATACATAGCTATATTTTTATAGTTTCAAGAACAATATTTGGGTTATAAAGTAATTTTTCATTTTCATTAGCATTTATATTTCTATCTAAATGATATTTAATAGATGGGCCTTTATATGGGTTTAAATTACTAGATTCATTTTGACTTAAATATATTTCTTGAATAGAATAATTATTATATATTTGTTTATTAAATATATAGGTATTTGAAAATATATAAGTATCGTTATTATCCTTAACATCTAAAATAACATTTATAGTATCATCTAATTTTAATATTTTTTCATACCTTAATATGTCTATTTGTCTACGAGCTACTATAAATGTTTTAAAATCAACTTCCCCTAATATTTCTTTTAAGGATACTAATAGATCATCAGTATTACTTTCTGAACTAATTATAGCAGCTTTAATAGTATCGATAATTTCATTTGCCATTTTTTATAAGTAACAACTTAAAATTTTAAAAAGTCAACTAGTAAATTTCTTTAACTAGTCCATATTTTAAAGATGTTTCTGCGTTAAACAGTTCATCTTTTTTTAATATTTCTACTACTTCTTCTCGTTTTAAATTAGTATAAGTAGTATAGATATTATAAATATTTTCCATCATGTTTTCTAAGTTTTTCATTTCTGTTTTTAAGGCATTATAATTACCCCATTGAGTTGAACTTATTTCATGGATAAGTACAAATGAATTTTTAGACATAAAGGATCTAGTAGCTGCAACCATAGGTAGGGTTGCCGCACTTGCACAAACACCTTCTACATAAAAATGGACCGGAACTTTCATATTACGAATCTTATCGTGTAGAGCAAATCCGGAATACACATCCCCCCCGGGAGAATTAACGTAAAGTTTAATAGGGATATCAAATGATATATCAAAGTTTAGTTTTTGTTGAAGTATTTTTTTGGCCGCGATATCTAAGTTTTTAGATAAACGTTCTACTGATTCCGGCGTTATATCATCAGAAAAATATATGACATTTGATTCGGGAGGTTCGGAAAATCCACCTAAACTATCAATATGTTTGTCTATTTCATGATCTTCGTAATCCGTTAAAACCATTTTACGACCAGGTTGTCTTTGCTTCATATTCTGAATGATCCATCAATAATAGTAGATAAAGTAACTTGTCCATTACCATAAATTAAGGCATTGGTATTTAACCAGCTACTTGAATATCCCTTTGTATATGGTAATTCGTATATGCTTAAAGTACCAACTATTCGGACGTTTCTAAAAATTTGCGGAGTATGATGATGACCAACTACACAACTACCATAACTATCTTCTAAGGATTGAGCAGTTCCAAATCTACCATTGGCGCCTTTATGGCCGTGGAGAGCTAATTCAATTCCTTTTACTTTAAGAGAATCATCCGATTTTAG